CGTCGAGATCCTCGAAACGCAGGCCGAGAGCATCAAGAAAGCGAGGCGCTGACGTGGCAGGCAAGACAGCGATTCTCGCGATCAAGATCCTCGGCGATGCGAAGGAAGCGCAGAAGGCGCTCGACGACACGGCGGGCAGCGCCGACCGACTTCAGAGCGGCGTCGGCAAGGCAGCCGTTCCGGCGGCGGCGGCGCTCGCTGCCCTCGGCGCCGCCGGGCTCGGCGCAGCGAAGGCAGCTGCCGAGGACGCCGCGTCCGCCGATCAGCTCGCGCTCGCGCTGCGCAACGCCGCAGGGGCGTCCGACAAGTCGATAGCGAACACCGAGAGCTGGATCTCGAAGACGTCGAAGGCTGCCGCCGTCGCCGACGACGAGCTGCGCCCGGCGCTCGCGACGCTCGTGCGGGCGACCGGTGACGTCGGCACGTCGCAGGACGCCCTCAGTACGGCGCTCGACGTGTCAGCTGCCACGGGTAAGGACGTCGGCAGCGTGTCGGACGCGCTCGCGAAGGCGTACGCCGGGCAGACGACGAGCCTCGGCAAGCTCGTGCCCGGCATGGACAAGGCGATCCTCGCGTCGGGCGACATGGACGCGATCATGGCCGAGCTCGCGCGCACGACCGGGGGCGCCGCCGCCGAGGCTGCGGGGTCGGCTGAGGGTCAGGTCAAGGGCATGGAAATCGCCATGGCCGAGGCGCAGGAGACGATCGGGGCGGCGCTGCTCCCGGCGCTGTCGGGATTCGCGTCGATCCTCTCGACCGTCGCCGCGTGGGTGCAGGAGAACTCGCGCGTCGTGCTGATCCTCGGCGGCTCACTCGCGGCGGTCGCCGCCGCGATTCTGATCGCGAACGCCGCGATCAAGGCGTGGTCGGTCGTGACCAAGGTCGCGTCGGGCGTCACAAAGATTTGGACCGGGGTGCAGTGGCTGCTCAATACGGCGCTGCTCTCGAACCCGATTACCTGGATCGTGATCGGGATCATCGCGCTGATCGCCGTCATCGTCCTGATCGCGACGAAGACGACATGGTTCCAGGACATCTGGACGGCGGTCTGGGGCGCGATCGTGTCCGCCGCGACGGCGGCATGGGATGGCATCAAGTCGGCAGCGGCAGCGGCGCTCGCGTGGCTCGTGTCGGCGTGGGAAGCGATCAAGGCAGCCGTCGCCGCCGTGTGGGACTGGATTCAGAATGCGATCGACGCCGTGCTCGCCGTCCTGGTCGGGATCGTGCAGGGATACATCGCGATCTACGTCGCGATCTGGGAAGCGATCAAGGCAGGCGTGCAGGCGGTCTGGGACTGGATTCGCAACGCGATCGACGTCGTGCTCGGCATCCTCGTCGGCATCATCCGTGGGTACATCAACATCTACATCTCGATCTGGGAGGGCATCAAGGCAGCCGTCGCCGCCGTGTGGGACGGGCTGAAAGACGCCGCGTCGACGGCGCTCGACGCGATCCTCGTGCCGATCAACGCCGTGAAATCGGCGTTCGACAAGGTCGTCGACGCGATCCGCTCGGTCATCGAGTGGCTCGGCAAAATCAAGATTCCGGACGTCCTGAGCTCGATCGGCGATGCGATCGGCGGGCTGTTCAGCGCGCCGACGCAGGCTGCCGCGCGCTCGACCGGGCGGGCGTTCGTCGGCGGCGGCGTGTCAGCGTTCGGCGCTGCGCCTGCCCTCTCGGCGTCGGCAGGCAGCCGGACCGGCGCCGCAACGATCGTCGTGCAGGGCGCCCTCGACCCGGTCGCGGTCGCCCGTCAGATTCGGCTCATCCTCGGCAACGACGAGCGCCGCCGGTCCGGGGTCGTGATCGCATGACGACCGGCGTCACCTGCACTGTCTACGTCGAGGGCGTGCGAGCTGCTGACGGCTCTCCCGGCGACGACCTGACGTCGCCGACGATCCTCGACGACCTCGCCGTGACGTGGGGCAGGTCCGACACGATGTCGCAGCCCGAGCCCGACGTCTGCACGTTCGCCGTCATGGACCAGCTCGGCGGCGCCGCGTTCGGCGCGCAGTACCGGACCGGGCTGCGCGTCGACGTCGTCGCCCGGGGCGAGACATATCCCGATCCGACGCTGTCCACATTCGTCAACCCGGGTTTCGAGACGGCGACGCTCACGTGGTCGCCGAGCTCGGCGACGGCGACCCGCTCGACCCGGCGGTTCCAGTCGGGCGCCTACGCGCTCGCCGTTAAGCCGGACGTCGCCGGGGCGCCCGGGTCGGTACTGCTGGCACCCGGCGAGATCCAAGCGCCGGGAACGAACCCGGACGCGTGGGACGCGATCCCGGTCACGTCGGTCGGGCAGCGCTGGGCGTGGTCGCTCGGCGTGTGGGCGCCGGTCGGGATGACGGCGACCGTGCAGCCGGTCAGGTTCTCCGGGCCCTACGCCGCCGCCTCGACGCCGTTCGGGCTGCCCGGCTCGGTCGACGGGAACGGCGCGTGGCAGACCGTGACCGGCGATCTCGCTGTGCAGCTCGACGACGCATGGATCGGGCTCGCCGTCACGCTGTACCCGACCGGACCCGCGTGGGACGAGCTCCCGGCGGCGCTCGCGTGGAACGCGGTCCCGGGCGATCTCGCGTGGGACGACTACGGGCAGGCGTTCCTCGACGACGTCCTCGTGACCTCGCCGTCCGGTGCGACCGGTCGAGGCGTCCTCGTGTTCTCGGGTCGGATCACCGACCTGTCGGCGGCGTGGGACGACTCGACGAGCTCGCCAGTCGTGCAGGTCGCAGCTGCCGGATTCACTGCCGATCTGGAGAACCGGAACGTCGGCGAGACACCCTGGAACGTCGAGAGCGTCGACGTCCGCGCGCACCGCATCCTCGCCGCCGCCGGGCTGCCGATCTCGATCGACATCGATACCTCGATCGACGAAACCCTCGTGTCCTGGCGCGACGTCGATTCGCAGGGCGCGACCGGTCTGCTGCGCGAGCTCGCCGTGTCCGTCGACGGCGTGCTCTGGCCTGCCGTGCACCAGTCGCTCGGGGCGTACCTGCGGCTCGAAGATCCGTCGCTGCGCGCCTCGCTGCTGAGGCTCGTCGACGTTCCCGGACCACCCGCGACGCTGCTGCACACGAACCTCGCCACGAACCCGGACGCCGAGGCAATGGGCGCGGTCGCGACCGTGCGGACGAACTGGGTTCTGAACCCGGCGCTCGGCACGAATGCCAACGGGTACGCGACAGGCGGCGCGGGCGCAGGCGGCGTGTCGACTGGCACCCGCACGGCTGGCGCTGGGTACTCAGGCGGCTATGCGTTCGTCAAGCGCTGGACGACACCGCCGACGAGCACCGCGAACCTGTCCGTCGATTTCGCCGGGACGACCGGACCGATCGCGACCGACAACACGGCGCTACCGGCGTCGACGCAGTACACGATGCAAGTCCGGTTCTGGACGAACGCCGCCGGGCAGTACAACCTCGCCACGGTCGAGCGGGACGCGACCGGCGCGAACACGTCAATCCGGTACTGGCCGCAGACCTGCATCGGCGGGTGGAATCTGCTGTCCGTCACGACCACGTCCGTCGCGACCACGGCGGCGGTGCGCGGATCGGTATCTCAGGTCGCCGGGACGATCCCGACGACGTCGACCGAGTGGCGCGTGTCGAACCCACAGGTCGAGTACGTCGGCGCGGTGCTGCCGTACTTCGACGGCGCGACACCGGCGGCGGGCGACTTCACATACGGGTGGACCGGCACGGCGGACGCGTCCACGTCTACGCAGCGCGCACCCGCCGTCGCCTGGGTGTCCGCATACAACGGGGCAATGGGTGCACGGTGGTCGTCCGTCACCGAACACGCCATCGGGGCGCGGTCCTGGGCATGTCGTCCGCTCGTGACGACCGCTGCGGTCGGGTTCATCTGGACAGTGACGCCGGTCGCGGCAGGCCAGTGGATCACCGCGCAGATCAACGTCAAGGCACCCGCTGGCTACGTCCTCTCGCTGTCCGCGCGGACATCGACCGGCGGCGGCGCTGGTGGTGTAGTCCACACCTGTAACGGGTCATGGCAGGTCGTCACCATCACCGCGCAGGCCGCGACCGCAGGGTCCCTGGTCGGCGTGCAGCTTCTGAACCATCTACCAGCGCAGTCTGTGGGCGTCCCGTTCTACGCCGACGCTCTCGTCGTCGTCGTCGGGCCGCAGACGTACACGGGCCCGTACTTCGACGGGCGCACCCCGGACACGTCCCAGATCGTCTACGCGTGGACGGGCGCCGCCGACGCCTCGACCTCGACCGAGACGACCGTGCAGCAACACACGATCGAGATCGAGCAAGCCGACCCGGCGACCGGGTTCGACCTCTCGGCGTGTCAGGTGCTGCGCGACCCCGTGTCGTGGGTGCAGACCGTCGCCGACGTCGTCACCCGCGTCGCCGTGTCCTGGAAAGTTCAGGGCGTCGACGACGACGGGCTGCCGACGACGACCGACTCGACCGTGCACGAGATCGATCCCGGGCTCGAAGCCATTCACGGCACCCGCCGCGTGTCCGTCTCGACGCAGCTGCAAGCCGCCGACGACGCGATCGACGTCGCGCAGCGCATCCTCGCGCGCACGTCGCCCGCCGACTGGCGAGCTGAGGGGCTGACCGTCGACGACGACGACATTCCCGGCGGGACGACCGGGGTCGCGCTGCTGCTCGATCTGCTCGACGGCACGAGCCGGATCGGGGCGCCGGTCGTCCTCGGCGAGCTGCCGAGCT